TTTGTAGTTTTAGTATAATTAGACATCAAGACACCTGTAAAATTTCTAGGAGAGAAGGAGAAGTAGAAAAGGGGCTACCGAAGCAGCCCCAATTGTTTTACTTAACAGCTAGAGTGAAGCCTGCTTCTGGACGCATAACCTGAACACCGTACAGAGTATCAGCAGTGTACAAAGTTCCAAGGAACTCCTGCTTGTACTGAGTTTGTGAACGAACAGCCTGTTGCTCTGCAAGAACACTGGTGTCCTTGTGGATCAACTGAGCGCCACGGATGGAAGCACCACCAGTAGTGTCGATAACAGGTACGTTGGTAGAGACAAATACGTCAACACCGTACAGGTTACCAATCTTACCAGTCTCTACGCTCTTGCCATTAACGAAATCAGTAGAGGTATAACGATCAATACCCATGATAGCGTTACGGAGCGAAGGAGGTACGATGAAGCTACGGTTGTCCATAGGTACATCGGCATCATCCATCTTCTGAATCAACGCACGAAACGCAGCGTCAGAGAAGTCGCCAACGTCAGCAGCGCCATCAATGTCAAATGCTTCCAAAGCGCCGGAAGTAGTGTTGATCTGGAAGGAGCCAGTGTTGACAAAAGAACTGCCATCGCCGTTACCAAAAGACTTACCAAGTTCAAACAAGTCGTTGTCAACCTGCTTAGCCAGACCATAACCTGCATCACCAGTGTAGAACTGACGAAGAGAAGCAAGAGCCTGTACTTCGGTAATGTCTTCGATCAAACGAGAGAACTCGAAGTGCTTGTTGATGTTAATCAGAACTTCTGACTCAACAGAGTTCTGGATAGTTACAGCGGTACCAGCCGCTTTAGCGGAAGCAACACCACGGGTAGGCTTAGGAACGTGAATAACGTCACCCTTCTTACCAGTCATGCTCATTTTTTTAACAAGGTTAGCCAATACAAGGTTAGTCTTGTATGCAGCAATAACTTCGTCACTCCAAATCTCTGGAATAAACTTAGCTGCGCTTGTGTTGGTTACTGCTCCGCCCATATTGGGATATACTGAAGTTGCCATAATACATAGTCCTTAAAAGATTTAATTAACGGACTCTCTTCTCAGCATAAGCTCTCTCAATTTCTGGAGATAAAGCTAAGTACCGATCTGGATCGTCCTGCATTAGTTTAATAATGTCCGAACGTCTATAGATCTTCTTGGAAACCGGCTCGCCACTTCCTCTGGCGCTGCCTGTAGATGCCGCTTTAAGAGCAGTCTTTCGATTGTCCTTATCGTGTGCAACCGCGTTCCCTACAGCTTGTTGACGTTCCTTCCAATTAGTGAAAAGTTCATCTGCTGCCTCGTGATCATACTGCCTGTCTGCTTGCGCAAAGAGCTGTGTACGAATCTTTGATCCTTTAATCCACTCAACAAACTTGTTGTCCTGTAAGATGTTCTGCATGTCGGGATGACGTTTTTGCAGGGCTGACATCGCATTGGACTTCGCGTACTGTTGTGTCTGCGCTTCCGCAGCTTTGATTGAAGGATGATTCTTAATAGCTCTCTCGACTGCCTTGTCGGGATCAGAGAAAAAATCTATGTCTTCTTCGGGTTCTACTGGTGCTGCTGTTGTGGTGTCGAGTTGTGTCTGGATGTAACTATCAACAACTGATCGTAACTCCCCTACTTCTGAGCTTTGTCTACCTAAAAGCTTCTCAGCCTCTTGGTGCATCCTTACAATATCTGTAACGCTCTTTCCTTGATACTTCTCAGGGATTTCTTCCTCTTCAGGAGTCTCCTGTTCAACAGGTTCCTGATGTTCGGCTACTTCTTCAATGTTGTCTGCTGGTTCATCGTCTTCTAGACGCTCGTCATATAATGTCGCCATTATTAAACTCCGTGATCAAATCATTATGGAGGTGTATTATGTAAAGCTTCTTAAATTAAGAGTTGGCCTTACGTTCTTGCTTCAACTTCTGTTCGCGATTCCTCATCCATTTGCCAGTGGCTTTCTTAAAGTCACCAGAGACAGGATCAAGAGTTGAGCGAACAGGAGATTGAATCCTTTGTGCAGGTTTGTGGCAGTGAGGACACTCTACTTCTCTAGTATCCGAAGATACAAAGTGTTCCTCAATATGCCCTCCTACACACTCAAAGTCAAAGAGTAAACGCACTAGTCTTCCGTTTCCGGCTCTTCGTTTGCTTGCTCTTCAGCTAGTGTAATTTGTTGCTCAAGGTTTACAATGTTTCCCACAATAGACAATTGACCCTTGCGGAAGTGTAGATCATCGTTACCTTTACAAGCCTCTACCGAATTAATGACATTAGCGTTTTGTAATAAGTCTTCCTGAAGCTGCTTCCAGCCATCTGACATAAACATCTCGCGATAGGCACGGTAGTAAGCTTCTAGTTCTTTATCAATCATACTGTTTATCCTTTAGGACAGTTTAAGTTAGTGTTTAAATATTAGTAAAGTATACTAAGGTATAGTATAGCATATTTTACAGTCAAAGTCAAGAGTTATTTCTTGTTTTTCTTCTTAGCTGTAGATGTCTTGTTCTTTACAGACCGTTGGCCTCTAATAGGCATCTTGTTGCCTTTCTTTGTATGGCTACCGCCACATGATGAACACTTCATTTAACACCTCACTTTTTAGATTTAGCTGCTTTTTTAAAGGCTTTGGCTGTAGGCGCTCCTTTAGCTCCCACCTTTCTCATCTTCTCTTTAGATCCTGCCGCAATACGCTTGCGTTTAGCATGGATGTTATCATATAATCCTGCCATTACTTTTTCCTCGACTTAGCACCTGAACACTTCCACCGCTTACGGGAAAGGTTGTTGGGAGTGTTAGGGTCGTTCTGTTTGTCTTTAGATAAGCCCTTCTTAATACCAAGGCTTCTAGCACAGTAGCTGTCGCCTTTGGCAGTCCCCGCTTTTACACGGGAACCTCCGTCTTTGGCTTTGCCTGCTTGCCCGTAGCTTACCTTCTTACCACTAGCTGTTACCTTAACCTTTGCTTTGCCCTTTCTTGGCGTTGCCATTGGCTTTCTCCTGTGTCAGGGTCTTTACCTCTGTTTGTAGTTTGTCAACCTTTTTATTTACTTCAGCAAAGGCTTCGTTAATCTGCGCAAGCGCGTCTTCAAACATCTTACCTGTTAATATCATTGTGGAAATTGTCCTTGTGGTGGTTGTGGCTGCTGTGGCTGCTGTGGAGCTACTGGCTGTGCAGGCGCTGGAGGGGCTGTATTGCCCTCTTTTACCGCTATTTCACGCTCTTTTAGCATCTCTTTGGACATCTTAATGCGTCTCTCAAACTCTTTATCATCAGCATCACCAACCTGTAAATTGCTTGTTACAGCCTTAATACGGTCGATTTCAAGCTCTTGTGGGATAGCCTGAGCTTCCATTGTAAGCTTCTGCGCTCGTGCTGCGGACTCTTGTGCCTGTCCGTTCAGTGCAGCAGCCTGTGAAGCCTGTAGAGCCATAGCTGCTTGCTGAGAAGCCTGTTGTGCCTGCTGTGCTTCTGGATTAGGCTCATTAGCTTGCTTAAGGGAAGCAATAAGCTCTTCACGATTAGCCAAGTTCATGTTATCAATAATTGATTGTACCAACTGTGGGTACATAGGCGTGTCTGGAGACATGGTTTGTAGCAACTGTACAAGCTGTGTAACCTCATACTCTCGTGCAATGATGCCTAAGCTGCTTGATGTTTCAAACTTGTAGTCAGCAACAGGATACATCTCAGGCTCAAACTGCATATAGCGGTGTGCAGCCTTTGTAACGAAAGGAATAAGGAAAGACTCTTGGAAGTTGATCAATGTGCGCTTATGACGCTTAATGATCGCTCCTAAGCTCATAGAGATGCCCGCAGCGGTCGCATCGCCGTTAATAGACCCTGATGTACCAGCTGAGTCTATAGCGCCTGTAGCGGTCTGTACCATGCGTTGTAGGGCATCGGCCTGTGCAAAGCTAATTTGACTAACATTACCAAAGTTAAATGGCTGTAAAATCTCTCGTGGATCACCGTTGGTAAGGATAACTTTCCCCGGTCTGACTTCAGGCTTAGCGCCTCTAGGCATCCGTGAGGCATCCATTGCCAACATAGGGTGGATAGTGAGCGCAAGAGCATCAATACGAGCGCGTAGTTCCGCGTCTAACGCCTTCTGGCTGTTATAGCCTTTCTCACATACTCCTCTGCCCCAAAAGCGGCTAGGAACGACATCCCAAGGGAAACAAACGATAGGACGATCCTGCATCATGTACGGGTTCTTCTCAGCCTTAAGAAGAGTACCGTTATTAGCAATGACAATAATAGCTTCTACATAGTAGGAGTCATCTTCTTCATCATCGACTAGTTCAGCAAGTACTTCATCTTCTTCCTCCAACATAGCTTCATCGAGAAGGTGACGAGGAACAAGACCGTAGTACTTAGTCAAGCGTACCTTATTGTCAGCAAAGACAGTTAGCTCTTGATCTGGTTCAATGTCTAAGTCAGGTGCAGCTTCTTCAATATCTACATCACGGTAAACACCTTGCTCCTGTAGCAACTCAACAGTGTGACGAGATACAAACTCATCTACGGCAACACCTAGTGCTTCCTCAACGGTAGTAGCAACAGGATCAATCAAGAAGTTCTGTGGCATGATAGGCTTAAGCTTTACAGCGGTACGGTCACGTATAGTAACACCAACTGCCTGTAGCTCTCCACCCATGATAGGCTGAGTAGCTGGAGCTTGTTCCTTTTCCTCAGTCATTACTATCTCAGCAATGCCTGTGCCAAACACAGCGGCGTTTAGGATACACTCTGCAATACCTTTACGTATCTTGTCACGCTTAAAGTCAGCATATAGATGCTCACGTAGCATTACAATGTCAGCGTTATCACCATCATGTAGATCATCTTTAAGATCAAACCACTTACCACGGCCAAAGGTAGCTTCCTCTAGCTCAGCTACGGATGACTCAACAGCCTGTTGTAGCGCAGGAGAGACAATCTTAGAACGCTCTGACTCACGGGTGCTGTCACCGGAAGCCCACTGTCCACGCCACAGGCGATAGTACTCATCAAAGGTTTCTGAATAGTTAGAGTCAAAGTGATCACGCCACTCTTGACACTTCTCCATTACCCATCCTTCAACATCTTGCTCAATCGAGAAATGTTCGTTCTTTTCAAAATCCATAGTTAATACCCTGAGTATTTATCTAAAAATTGGTAGTCGTCTTCTTCGTAGTCAAAGGAGTAAGCAATTTTAGCTAACTGGTCTACATACGCCAAAGAATCTATTAAGTCATCGTGGACTAAAGGGTTAGGGAACTGGAAGAGTTCATCTAGGAACTGACTATTCCAACTGCCCTTGTTAAGTGTGATAGTACCGTGTTCAAAGCGGCCTTGTAGCGCCCATACGATACGATCTATCTTTTTCTTGTTACCATGAGTAAGTTCTTCAATACGGAAAAACTTCTGGTTCTTCTTCATCTGATCATTGAGGTACGGGAATACAGCGTTCTTTAACGCTCCTTTCTCGATGCCAACCGCAATTGGTCGGTAGTCTCTAACTGCTTCAAAGATTCTTCGTGCAGTCTCTTCGACGCCCCAACGGCCATGGATGATATTAGCAACCCACCATCCATTCTCACTCGCTTTAACAACAGAGATAGCCGTCTGATCCAAGCGTTTAGTCTTGGTCGTGACTTTCTGTACGTCTGCAAATCCTGCCAAATCGACAGCAATATAATACTCACCACCTTTCGGCTCCTCATCATCAAATGATATGTAATCTTCTTTAAATAACTCACTGCCTTG